TTGCTGGATTATTTATAAGTTTTAAAATTCCTTCTTCACTTGTACGTGGAAATCTTTCTTTCAAAGCTGTAAGTAAACTATAATAGCTTTCTCCATCATGCTCGAACACTCCATTACTTGTTTTTATTGAGAATATTCTTTTAGGATGTCTTGGTGACTGTTGAGGTGGGATTTGTTGTGCAGCTAGCCTTCTAACGCCTAATGTTTCCCCACTAATCTCTGGTAACATACTCTTCAATTCATCAAGCCAAGGTTTACCTTCGAGACTCCAATAACGCCAAGTTCTCATGTTCTTTTTATATCCCTTGTTAAACAAATATTCTATAACTTCGGCATCATTTGTTGTAACTACATCTTCACCCCTTTCTTTTTCACTACTAGAAATCATGTTGATTAGTGATGGATTAGAACTTATCGTAAGTTTCACTTCCCCTTTCTTTGTGAAAACTAATATGGCGGTTACTGATGATTTTTTATTTGAGAGACGTTTAGCTCTTTTTGCTTTCATTTCATCGCTAAGTTCCATTTCACTCATCTGTTCAGCACTTGCAAGCCTCTGTATGGTGAACATGCCATTTGACCTTGATGACACTATCATACCTATATACTTGAATTCCCTTCCATGTCCTTGCCTTGGGGCATAACCGTTCATGTATGTATAATAATGACACATCTCATGCACTAGAGTAGCCAAGAAACCATGCTCAGTGCCACTGTAGTTTCCATTAAGTTCGATGGTAGGGTAACATATGTTATAGAAGTTACTCTTATCTATATAGATTTCATCCCAACCATCCTTGAACATCTTCCTAGAATAACGGTTAACCCTAATGTTGCTACCCTTGATTTTAAACCACCCTAGGACACCACCCTCAGAGCCACGACCACTTGTGAAGATGTCGAAATAACACTGACCCAACTCACCATTGAAGAGCCATTGATTCATCTCTTGGTATTTCTGAGCCATCCATTGCTTATTTGGTTTAAACGTTTTATCTACTTCCATTATATAACATTATTTTCTATAAATATCACTTGCTCTTGATTTCTTTATCCATTGTATCACATAGGTCTTCAAATTATGCACACTTTATTACGAAAAAATTCCCAAGAAAGCCCACTGCCTTTAGGCGTGGGATGAATTGGGAAAAATTATTTATTTTTTTTTTCTAATTTTTAATAACTTTTCAATTCATCGCAATATTTATTGTTACTTTGTAACAATAAATATTGAAGACTATGATTTCATACAAATACAAACTATACAGAACTAAAAACACAAGTCACCTGGACAATATGTTGTCTGAGGCTTGTTTCGTATGGAATCACGCTCTTGCGCTACAAAAACGATACTACCGACTCTACGGTAAATACGTTTCTTGCGCTGCAATGCAGAGGCATTTTGCAAAGCGCATCAAGCGCACATATCTTCATTCGCAGTCAGCACAAGAGGTCTTGCAACGCCTTGATGCTGCATATGCAAGGTTCTTCAAACACCTTGCAAAGAGGCCTCCAAAGTTCAAAAGAACTGCTGACTTCGCTTCCTTCTGTTATAAACAAGGAGGCTTCTCCTTGTGTGGTAACGTGTTCCACATTAACTCTTGCAAGAAGGATTACAAGTTCTCCTTGTCTCGCCCTTACGATGGTAAGGTTAAACAAGTGAGAGTGAAGCGTTCTCACCTTAACGAGTGGTACATTTATGTCATAACAGACGCAAGTCCTAAGAGCTATGCTAAGACACACGATGGTGCAAGCATTGGCGTTGACTTTGGTCTGAAGACGTATTTGAGCATTTCAAATGGTGAGAAGGTAAACAACCCACAGTTCCTTAAGAAAGACCTCAGAAGGATTAGGAAAGCCTCTGAGAAGCATTCTCGTTGTATCAGTGGCAGCAATCACAAGGAGCAAGCAAGGCTTACCTTGTGCAGACTTTATGAGTCAGTTGCCAACAAACGTAATGACTTCCAATGGAAGCTTGCTCATGAGTTATGCAAGCGTTATGACAGTATATTCATTGAGGACTTGAACCTTAATGGTATGTCACGTCTATGGGGTCGCAAGATGAATGACCTTGCTCATGGCAGTTTTGTTAATATCTTGGAGCAAGTTGCAGCCAAGTATGGCTGCACTGTGCATAAGATTGACAAGTGGTTTCCAAGCAGCAAGTTATGTGACTGTGGTTATAAGAATGACAATCTCAGTTTGAACGATAGGAGTTGGGTGTGCCCACATTGTGGGCAAGTCCATGACCGTGACGTTCATGCTGCTGAAATGATACTTCGTAGGGGCATCTACGAATTGACGAGCAATGGTAAGACCATCGAGCCACTTGGCTTCGAGGCGGTTGCGTTTGAGTCAAGAATCTCCTTGCTTTAGCGAGGAGAGTATGTCAACACAACCTTTGTATTCTACCTTAGAATAATCATACTCATCTCCATGAACTTTTCTAGCTTTTTCTATGAATTTCTCTGTTGTTAAAAATCTACCCATAAAAATAAAATGTTTTATCTCCTAATAGATAGTTGATAAAACATTTTATTTTCTTCTTACCATTTTTCAAAAACTTTAGTGATAAATGTATTTCTAACGATATCTTCATTCGTGAATTCATCAATTGTCACACCGTCCACTTCTGATAGTTTTTCCTTTGCGTGGACAAGACCGCTGTCGTTTAAATCCCTAATTCCCTTTCTATCGCACTGAGCTTGGTCTCCTAGAAGCGTAATCTTGGTATTTCCTTCACCCATTCTACCAATGAGAAGAAGCGTTTCCCTCTTCGAGAGATTCTCAGCCTCATCAATTATAATGAATGCGTCATCGAATGTTTTTCCTCTAGCATAACCTAGCAACTCAAATTCTATTAATCCACTGTTTATCAACTGTCCAACAATTTCCTTGTATCCAATGTTTCCGCTTAGTTTAAGAATCTTTTCTAAAGTGCATATTGTTGCCATCTGGAACGGTTTAATCTTATCTTCAATTGAACCAGGGAGTAGACCAATCTTGGTTGCCTCTGAAGCTTCGACTGTTGGGACTATTACTATTATCTTACTTATATTACCGTTTTTAAGGTGATATAAGCCAGCTGTGAGCGCTAGCAGAGATTTTCCAACACCAGCTGGAGCGTCACAAATATTTAGTTTAATGTCTAAATTTTGCAAATGTTTCAAAAAGGTTTTTTGTTTTTGATTCTTGCATTTCACGTCTAGTTTGTAACTAAGTGTTTTAAGTTTTGTACACAACCCTTCTGATGTAAGATAATTGAGAGCGCTGTCTCCTTTCATCTTTTTCTCAATGAATTCCATCTCTAATTCACTGATACTTTCTTTTAAATTTTTCTTTTTTCCCATATAGATTAGTTTAAGAAAAAAAGCACACTAATCCATTAAAGGACTAGTGCGCTTTCAGTTATGTAGTATTTAATGATTTATCCATCAGTATTACATTAATTTTAATATAAATATCTACCTTATGTTAATTAATGTTAGAAAATGGGTCAAAAATTTGGCTATTTGAAAATTATTTCGTACCTTTGCATCATAAAGTTCAGCAGCCACTATTACACGGCATACATGTTGAAGGTGCTTGTGATTAAAGATAGGACGAATGAAAAGAGAAGTCGTGTTCGGTTGCCTTTAGGACAATAGCTCAGTTGGGAGAGCACCACGCTTGAGTGTGGGGGTCTGTGGTTCGAGTCCGCATTGTCCTCCATGAAGAAATTAATAATTTTCTATATCATACTATATGAGACAGAGAATTGTCATAAGTGTATATCAAACGATTATATGGGGTTATGAAGAAAAACATTAGAAGTGTAGTGGTTGATAACAATGGTAGAGTTCATATTGGTATATCAACCGAGGGTATGAAAGCAAATTTGGGTAATGTGGTAATGAAACTTACAAAATAAAAAGGTAGGAGTCAGTTTCCCACCTTTTTTGTTTATGCGTATTTGTTATTCAAATCATCTACGATGTCGAATGAAAGAACGTCGTGGTGTATGATGCTATTCATGCCATAAGTGATTCTAACGTCAACATAATATCTTTGAGGTATTAGGATACTCGTATCTATGATATAGAAGTTCTCTGAGAATGCCTTATTGACACCATCCCATTCTATTACATCTATCTCTCTAGTTCCATCCCTCACGTAAAGCCTAATGTCGATGTTATCAACCAATTGTGTTGTATTGACGGTGTAGCTAGGCTTTGCATTGATAATCAATTTTCTTATATCTCCACGTTTAATCTGTTCCCTCTCCCTAACTCCGCTTATAGAAGGTGTGAAGGTTGTGTTGGTTACACTTAAGGAGTTTCCTATATTGAAGAAATTAGGTGTGTCCTTAAGTGTGAAATCAAGCTCTACATCGTCCAATTTTGTTCCTTGGTAGTAGATATTACCCCAGACGTCATAAAGCATCGTATCAGCCTCGAAATCGCCCTTAGAGAGCTTTAAATCAACATAATAGATACCTTTAGTGTGTTTTTGCGATTCAAGTTCCATGATAACCTCATCCTCATTGTTCTTGATTGTTACCGTAGGGTTGTTATCTAGGTCTTGCAAGGTATCACCAATTGTACAATATAGATAAAGCCTATTATTTTTGTTCAATACAAAATTAGCTCTATCATCCATGATTATATCATCATATCTTGTCTCAACAAATGGTTCAAAGAAAGTATTGGTTTTATTTGTCAATAACCCTAAATAATTTTCATATTTAGTTTCTGTTGTTTCGAAAAGTGGTGAAAATGCTATACCAATACCATAGTTTTCAAGTTCTCCAGTTAAGAACTTATTGAATACCTCAGTAATATCAAAGTTAATGTTTTCATTACCAACATCGAAATGCTGTCTTCCAATAACGATTGATTCTTCTCCGTCTGCCCATTTATCATATTCATTTAAAAGCTTTTCATTGGTATAAACGCCAGGAGCATATTTAGGCTCTCTTGCGTCTTCTAATATATTTTGAAGTTCTAATTTTTCTTCTCTTGTTAAATCATCAAAAGATTCAGCACCATGTTCTTCAAGATAAGTATTTATAATTTCTTCCTTAACGTTTTCGTCAAGTTTTTCCTTTTCTCCGTTATCCCAAGGTAAACCATTCATTCTTTGAAACCAGTTACAACCATCTGTAGATATTAATCTCTCAGCATCTACTGGGGTTCTAGAATAAAAGTCAGCATTGAAATAAGATTTTGAATAA